TTTTGGGCTATGATTGCTTATATAAACTTTCGCCCTGCGTTCCTTAAAGTAAAAGATACTCCTGAACAGATTACTAAATTAAGAGTTGAGATGGAGGAGGGATTTGGAAAGATATTTGTATGGCAGGATAAACAGGATAGCATAAACGAGATAACGAGGATTAATATGAAACATCTCCCAACCGTATTTCCTGTGGCTTCTGCTGATCTTTCAAATATGTCAAGTAAATATGGATTAAGGATTAATCCTGTTACAAAGGATACTACATGGCACAAGGGAATAGATATTACTGCGAAAAAAGGAACGCCAGTATTTGCCTCTGCCGCAGGTAAAGTAGTAAAGGCTAAAAAAGAAGGGCAGTATGGTAATTTAGTTGAAATAGACTCAGGTAATGGAATTACTACTAAATTTGGACATTTGCATAGTATTTTAGTTTCTGTAAATCAAATAGTAGAACAAGGAGAGGTAATAGGAACGATTGGTAATACAGGAAATTCAACTGGTAATCATTTACATTATGAGATTTTGAATAAGAATAAGAGTATGAATCCTTATATATTTTATTAATGAATAAAAATAAAGATTTATATCAGAACATTCTGGGGACGGCAATAGGAGTAATACTTGTGGTAATGCTTTATTTACTTTTTACAGTTACCATCCCACAGGATAATATGAATATATTGCTTTTAATAATTGGTGCTCTTATTAGTTCCTTTACTACGGTGGTTCAGTATTACTTTGGATCGAGTAAAGGGTCAGCAGATAAGGATAAAATTATAAGAGATAAGGAGGACTAAATGGAAAGGATGAAACATAGCGGTACTGATCTTGCTGAAGCCATGGATACGGAGAAAAAGTTGACAACCATAATTAAGCAATTCCTAGTAGAAGGACATGAAGTTTATTTAAACGTAGTATAATATGGAAAGACATAAAATTCCCGAAGGCAAATCCGCAGGAGCTAAGATTGCGAATTTACAAGTTCTCAATGAGATGGTAGGGCGAATGATGCTAGCCACTCAGATGGGATTACAGTATGGAGGAGATCGAGATATATACCAGGCATTAGGATATAAAACTGAGTTAGTCTTTGAGGATTACTATAATAAATATCTACGTCAGGATATAGCAAAAGCCATTATAGACCGTCCTATAAAGTCTACTTGGCAAGGTCCATTGCTTCTTTTAGAATCTCAACAAGCGGAGGATACGGAATTTGAAAAGGCGTGGATAGAACTAGATCGGGAATTGGGTATGAAGAGCCGATTTGCTAGAGTAGATAAGCTCACTAGTATAGGGAGATATGGATTATTATTACTTGGATTGGATGACGTAAAGAAAACCGATGATTTTATCAAGCCTGTTTCTACTACGGGAGAAAAAGAATTGTTATATGTAAAATCATTTGGAGAAAAAACTGCGGGTTATGAAGGAATAGAATTTGAAATAGATCCAAGGAATCCCCGTTATGGACTGCCTAAGATATATACGCTTCAAATTCAGGACGTAGCTACTAAAAGTTTATCTACCATTAAAGTTCATCATACGAGAGTAATACACATTACTCAGGATAATTTGGAATCCGAAGTATTCGGTACGCCTACTTTGGAAGCCGTATTCAATCGTTTATACGATTTGGAGAAGTTAATAGGGGGAGATGCCGAAATGTTTTGGAGAGGTGCTCGCCCTGGTTATACGGGTAAGTTAGATCCAGAGTATAAAATGGACGAACAAACCAAAAAGGAGTTAAAGGAGCAGATTGATGAATACGAAAACAACCTGCGTAGGATACTTATAAACGAGGGAGTAGACCTCCAAGCCCTGGCTCAACAAATCGCCGATCCATCAAATCACGTAGACGTGGTAATACAGATGATTTCCGCAGTTACAGGTATTCCGAAGAGGGTACTTACAGGTAGCGAACGAGGAGAGCTTGCAAGTACGCAGGATACGTCAGAGTGGAAGGAATACGTACAGGCTCGTAGGGAAGATCACGCAGAGCCTCATATCGTGCGTCCTTTTATAGATCGTTTAATAGAATTAAAGTTATTGCCCGAACCTGCCGAAGATTACATGGTCAAGTGGTCTGAGTTATATTCTCAGAGCGAAAAATCAAAAGTCGAGATCGGTAAAGGTCGGGCAAATGCATTGAGGGAATATACTTCCAATCCTATTGCTATGGAAGTTATTCCTCCCGATATATTCAATGAATTCTTCCTTGGATTCGACGCAGAGCAAGTCACGCTGATTACTAAGATGCGGGATAATGCTATCTCGGAAGAGGAATTGAATAAAGCTATTATGGATATAGTTAATCCTCCACCTCCACCAGTAATGGCTCCTGCCCCTGGAAAATCTGGAAAAGCTCCTAATGGTAAACCCGTAGCTAAAACGAAACAATTCTCCAAAGGTACTACAAAAATACCCGCATGAGTGAAGTAGCCACATATACCGAAAAGCAACGTAAGAACTATGATCCTACGCACACAACTATGTTACGGGATGCCTTTGCCCGTGATATGCGTATTCGGTTTAAGGAACTTATGTTAGTGGTTAAGAAATCGGTTGCGGATAACGATTGTTTTGGATTGAGTGAAAAGAAACATATAGTAGTTTTGCAAATGACACCCGCAGCATCTAACGCTTTCGCTTTCGCCCGTAGCGATGCTAAGTTGGAAGCCTTTATGAAATGGTTAAATAAACAGGTAGAGAATGGAATATTAACAGTAGAAGAGGCTACTCAGATAGGAACGGGGTTTGTTTCGTCTTGGACTAATAAATATTTAACTGATTCTTATAAACGTGGCATTATACGAGCTAGGTATGAAATGCTTTTAGCAGGGTACGTCGTTCCTGCGATAGAAGAGAGTGGGGGAATTATGGCGGTAATGGGTTTACCTATGCACGTAGACCGCTTGGGATTAATCTATACGAGAGCATATAACGAATTAAAAGGCGTGACAAATGCGATGGACCAAGCAATTAGTCGTATATTAGCCCAAGGATTAGCAGATGGAGACAATCCGATATTATTAGCAAGGAAATTAGTGGCTACAATTAATGGAGAGGGTTTGGGCGAATTAGGATTAACCGATTCTTTGGGGAGGTATATATCACCTATGCGTAGAGCGGAAATGATCGCCCGTACGGAAACTATACGAGCACACCATCTAGCTACCATACAAGAATATCGTAACTGGGGAGTGTTGGGGATAAAAGTTAAGGGGGAGTGGAAAACCGCTGGAGACGAACGGGTATGCCCTTATTGTGAAAGTATGGAGGGACGAGTATTTACACTGGATGAAATAGAACCTATGATACCAGCTCACCCTATGTGTCGGTGCATAGCATTACCATATATAGAAAATTAAAAATAGGAGGATAGAATTATGCCATGGACAGTCAAAGATGTGGAAAGCCACAAAAAGGGACTTACCGATAAGCAAAAAAAGCAATGGGTAAGGATAGCCAATTCTGTATTGGCTAGGTGTATAGCCAAAGGAGGAACGGACGAATCGTGTGCTCCAGAGGCTATTAAACAGGCTAACGGGGTAGTAAATGCTAATAGTACATATTCTATATACAAGAATAAACGGGTATTGGATTATGAGGTTAAATTAGCGGTACATCAGGAGAAACCCCACTTAGTTATCCCTGTAACTATGATCGTCGAAGGAGTATTAAACGGAAATCAAGGTCCACTGCTTCATTTAGCAGAAGAGTTTGGTCGTATTCCTGATGCATGGAATGGTATTCCTATCGTCATAGATCATCCAGAAGAAGGAGGGGTAGCGGTATCGGCAAATTCTCCAGAGATAATAGATAGTCGTACGGTGGGACGGGTATACAATACCAAACTATCAGAAAATAGTCTTAAGTCTGAGGCTTGGTTAGACGAAGAAAAGCTAAACGAAATATCACCAGGGACTTTGGAAGAGATTAATGCTCGTAAGGCTATTGAGGTTAGTGTAGGCGTATTTACCGACAATGAAGATGCTGAAGGGGACTGGAATGGTAAAGAGTATGCTCAAATAGCCCATAACCACCGTCCAGATCATCTTGCGATATTACCGAATGCTAAAGGAGCTTGTTCGGTAGAAGATGGATGTGGATTAGGAGTTAATGAAGTTGAATTTACTTTTAAAGGAGATACTTTACTAGGAATCCTCAAGAAAGTAAATCGTTCAGGATATTCGGTAAGTAAAATAGGAGCTTTCCAAGAGGATGTCGAGGAAGAGGATGATGCTGATGAAGTAGGGTATAACTCCCTAATGCAAGCCGTTTATTCAGCCCTTAACTCTATGGGTAGCGAGGGACATTGGTATTATCTAGAGGAATGTTACTATGATTATCTGATCTATTCCGAAAGCGGAATGAAGACGGATAACAAAATGTATAAGCAGGGTTACGAGTTCAAAAGCGGGAAAATTGAGCTAACAGGAACTCCTGTCGAAGTCCACAAAGAAGTGGCATACGTGGTCAATAAGACTATGACCAGAAATAAAGTTAATGTTAATTTAAAAAAGGAGGTTGAAATGGCAGAAAACTGCACCCCCTGCATTAAGAAGAAAGTCGATGAACTGATCGCAAACGGTCAGGGTAGATGGACGGAAAGTGACAGGGAATTTCTTCAGGCTTTGGACGAGAAAAGGTTGGATCAACTAGCTCCCGTGGTAAAAGAAGTCGAGAAGATTGTCGAAAAAGAAGTTCAGGTTAATGTGCTTTCAGAGGAAGATAGGAATGCTTTGGCTACCTATAAAGCTGAACAGAAAGCAAAACGTGAACAGTTGATTACTGATATACAGACCAATACTTCGGTAGAAATATGGCCTGTGGAAACTCTCAATGGTATGACCGATGACGTCCTAAAAAGACTTTTCGAGTCAACGAAAAAAGTAGAAGTTGGAGATTATTCGCTAAACGGCGGTATGCCTGTAAATACCAATGCTGGTGGAATTGAGCCTCTGCTTCCTGCTGGAATGGAATTTGAAACAGCTAAATAAGGAGGAAAGAAAATGGCTTACAACACAATTAAACTGAAAAAGTACCTCGATGTAATCGAAGAGTACGCTGCTGCTGCTACCTTATATCCAGGAAATCTCTTGGAAATAACTAGCGCAGGCACCGTGCAAAAGCATAGTGGAGCTGGTAAAACCGCTCCTTGCTTGTTTGCACTCGAAGATGCTCTGCAGGGCAAAACCATTGCGGATGCATATTCTGCTGGGGATAAAGTACAGGTATGGGTTGCTGTACCTGGTGAAATCGTTTATGCTCGGTTAGCCGATGAGGAAACCGTAGTCATAGGGGATTTTGTAGAATCTAATGGATCAGGACAGCTCCGCAAGGTAGCCCGTTCTGCTGAAAGTTGGGAATCTGCCGACTCACAGACTGCTAAATCGTTATACGATAAGCACGTTGTTGGTCAAGTACTTGCCGCCCTGGATACTAC